CAAAACTAAAACCATTATAATCACTCATTTACGCCTCATATAACTTAAATTGTTTTCTTGGTGTCCATTTCTCAAATGCAGTATCCATATCTTCTATGAATCTCTCACTCATTCTCTTAGCTGAAAGACAAGTATCTTCTCTCAACATCCACTCTCTACCTTCCAAACCAAACTTATCTCTATCTTCTTTTGGTGTCTGATACCATTCATATAATTTTTCTGCTGCATCTTCAAAACTTGGTCTATCATCAAAAATATATGGTGTTGGTACTGAACCTTGTAGTGAACGATTAGAAGGCCATACTGGTTTTGTCCAACTTCCGTGAGTAAGTCTTGGATTATCTTTCCACTTCTTTGCATCGTGTAAAGAATGTATATCTGTATAATCTTCTGCTGTCAATAATTTACCATCAAGTCTAAATCCACATTGATCTTGCATTCCACCAGTAACATTTACTGTCATTGGAGTACCCGCCATTACTGATTCTGCTGTTCCTAGTCCAAATCCTTCGTTGGAAGCCAGATTAATAGTAACATCTGCAAAATTATATAAATAATTTAAACATTCTGGAGTTAGTTTTTCCGTTGAAAATTTAACATTTTTTCCAGGTGCTACTGCATCTGCTACCGCCATCAAGTCAGTTCCATTTTCATCAATTGGATTTGTATGCATTAACAATAAACATTTATTTCTTTTTTCTTCTGGAAGCATATCTACAAATGTACTAAATGATAGTATTACATCACCTGGTAATTTTCTACGAATATTTCTAGCGTTAAAAAATACTACAAATTCAAAATCTTCAACTGGATGTTTACTTTCTTTCATAAAATTTTGATAACCTTTGTCATCTCTAGGTAAAGGTTTAAAAACATCTTGATTTATTCCATGTGGAACATAAGTTACTTGCCAATCTTCAGGTGGTTCTTGATGCCAAACATTATTAACAATATTTACAGTTTGTTTAGATATATTCATAATCAAATCACACGATTCATAATATGGTTCATTCCACATTGGATAAGGTAAATCATCCCATATATTATAATAAAAAATCGGTATCTGTGACCGAATTTCATGCTCCATAGAATATAACCAAGTCCAAAATCTTGGATCTGTATAGTGTAGAATTGCGTCTGGTTTTTCTTTTCGCATTACTGCTCTCAACAACTCTTGGTCTCCATATCCGTCACATGGATAAATCATCAAATATGGATCTTCAATTTCAGGACTTACTTGTCTTATATCATCCCGCATATCAAACACTTTACCTGTTTCTGGATGTTTAATAGCTCCACCTATCTGTACCCAATCGTAATGATTAATTGTACCTAATACAAATTCCTTCGAAACTGTACCTACTCCACTCGACATTCGTAAATCGTCTGAGAGTAGTAATATTTTCTTTTTATTCATAACATGCTACCTGACTTTTCTAAATCCACATAGTTTTTTATTTTATCTTTAAATTCTTCATCGGTGTTATATATATCGAGTGCCCTATTTACAAATTTTTGTAATGTAAATTCATCTTCTAAACATTTACGTTTAAATTTTAAATGGATACTTTTTAATATCTTTACCGATGTTAAGTGTAACTTATCCATAACATCTTTCCAATATATTCATATATATATAAATATATATTATCTCATTAATTAATTATTAATATTCGTTTTCCTAACTTCTCTGCCTCACTTAAAGTATGCCTTGTACCATTTGATACAGCTCCTTCTGGTATGAAACCTACCACCATCTCACTATATTCCGCTATCAGTTTATTTCTCGCGAAAAAGTTTCCTACATAATATTTTTGTCCATATCTTCCTCGCTTTAATACACAATGTTGATTATATGAGTAATGTACTGGTGGAAATTCTGCGTATTTTACATCAAATCCAAGTGAAAATTTCTTAGCGTAACCATCGGCCCCCTCTTTTTGACCACCACTAACTATTACTAATTCATCTCCAAATTTTTCTTTCAATTGAAAAATAAATTCTTTTATTTTTAATTTATTCTCGTATTCTCTACTACCTACGATACCTATCTTCATTTATACTTTCAGTCAGTTCTTTTTTGTTTTTTAACTTGTTTATTATGAGAACAAAAATCTACAATTTCTTTAAATTGTTTAATACCGTCCACCAATTTATCCGAATTATAATAATGATATTGAAACCTACCAGATACCTCGGATGTATTAATTCCAGCAGGCACAATATCAAACCATATAAAATTTTGAGGGCCTGAAACCAATTTGGTATGTATAAAAGTTCTATAATGATCCCTACGTTCCCACGCAGATATAAAAGATTTAAGTTTTTTTGGTTCAACTTTATCTTCTTTCTTATCATACCACAAATATAAAATTGTTGGATTTTTTAATTCTTCGTAGGTGGCTGTTAAAAATTCTAATGTCTTTTTATTTTCCAATAAATGTGGTAGATACATTCTTAAACTAATTTTCTGTAATCCCATTATTTCACTCCCGCATCACAATGTTCCGTCTGGTTAAATTCACACCATCTACAGTTTTTCTTGGACGCTTCCTTTTTAAAAGTATGTTCCGTATTATGCTTTCCGTTTACAAAGCCCTCTTTAACAAAATTCTTTAAATTGAGTATTACTTTATTCATAGATGGTACACCACTTGCTGGTGCAAAATATTGAACTCTTTTTTGAGGCCAATCTACATTTTCATACAATCTACGTTTAACAATAAAGTATTCTACATCAATCTTATCAATTGGATAATCATACATCTTTGAATAAAACTGTTTATATAACAAAAGTTGTGATGTTTTATTCTTATCTGCTTTCATCCACTTATTCCAACCCATCGTGGAAGTCTTTATATCTATAATTTTTATTTTTTGAGTTATTTTATTTTTAATAACTAAATCTATAAATCCTCTAAACATAATTCCATCTTTTAGTGGAAAATTTAGTTCAGTTTCTATTCCTAATAGTTCATAACCCTTTTTAGAAAAATAATCACCTCTACGTTTTTTAAGAAAATCTAAAATTGCACATCCATCTTTCCAAAATTCTGTTAATTCTTCGGGAGTGGTAAAATGTTCTGCCCCCTCCAATTCCATTTTCTCGTGGTAAAGTGTCTTCATTCGAGAAAGTAGTAAATCTTCCAAATCTAATTCATTTGCTAACTTAGCTGTCTTATTATAAATACAATGTATCCAAGTTTGCATAGTTTCATGCATCGCTGTACCGAATAAAGTATGAATACTATCTGTAAAGCTGGATAATCTATCAATGTAATTTAATTTCCATCTATACGGACATTGTGCCCACATAGAATATTGAGAATAACTTATATTAACTTGTTTAGTTTCTACTTGCCCCATTTGCCATTCTTTACGATTGTTGCCATAATTCCATAGTTGGATACATCAAGATAAGCATCTTCCATCGGTTCACCATTTACTGCGGCTTTCTTACCACTCATCAATAAAGTTTTTAATCTTTGAATCTTATCATTCATTCTAAACCATAGACCCGTAAGTGATAAATGTATCTCATCCTTTGTTTGTAATTGTGTTCCAACACTTATGTTACCTGGACCGTAATCGTGTTGTTTGTGACAGAACAATACATATTGTTCTTGTTGTAATCTTTTAAATTCTTTGGTCATCTCTGGCCATTCTTGTTCCATCAGTGTCACAATGTCGCCATGGTCACCTGTTAAATAAGAATTTACTTCTTTTTTTGTACTTGCTTCTTTAATAACTTTCATTTTGTGTTTTTTCTCCATATCATCTAATATATTATTTGGAACTATCATATCATATTCCCATTTGTTTTAACTCTTTATCGGTATACCCGTATTTAGATACCAATTCTCTAATTTGTTTTTTTGATAATAGTTTTAAATAGTCTTCCGATTCGGATTGACTACATTCGAAATATTCAGAAATTTTCTGAACAACTTGTGTATTATAAATAGGGTCTTTTTTCTTCTTAATATATTTTAAATACTGCTTACCCTTCGGTAATATACTGGAATATACAACATAAAGCTGACGTGGGTCAAGCTTTAATTTCTGTATTTCATTAACAAAATCAGTCCACTCCATTTTCATAGAGAGAAAACGATTAATCATATAATTAGACCATTGTTTCTTCTCTGTTTCTGTTAAAGTGATCCAATAATCTTTTGTTTTATTTATTGTTATATGATTAAGATGATCAAATAGACCTTTAGGTTTCAAGTCCACTACCTTCTAATAACTTTTTCGGAACTGTACCACAATTACCACAACTATAAACTTGAATTGGAACTAATCCTTCTTGTCCAGATGGTGATAAAATTGCAGAAACTCGTTTAATCACATATGAGGTAATAAACAAATAATTATCACATTCCTCACATTGTAAAGTATCTGCCTTAGATAAATCTACAGTTTGTTTAGGTTTAGATAAAGGTTTCATAGGTTTTGTACTCATTTTAGTTCACCATCTTTATATTCTCTTCCAGACATAATATTATCAGTTCGTACAATCAAATATTGAACAATCTCATTAAATAAACCGAGTGCCTTATTTTTGTCTTCACAATCTGGAAATAAATCAAAAAATTGTTCCTCTAAATTTGTGATATGTTCATCCCTTGTGTTTGGTATATCACCTATATGTTTCCACATACTTTTCTCCTATTATTTCGATTCTGATATTGAAGCTTTACGATAATCTGTTACCAGTTTTTTTATCTCTCCAATATGTTTTCTTGCTCTACCACCAGCTGCTTTGTTACCTTTTTCAGCATGTACTGCGTGATTTAGATCAAATTCTTCAAAGTGTTCTTTGATTTTTGCGTGTAGTTCTTTAACTGTTGCCATTTTGTTTCTCCTGTTGTTTTGTTTAAATGATTTCGTCCACTAAACCGTATTTCAAACACGTTTCAGCATCCCACATTAAATCATGTTTTAATATTTCATTTAATTTTTTGACTGGAACTTTTGTATATTTCTTATATACATTTTTAATTGTGTCCATCATCAAATCTAAATTTTGTTTTGCATCTTGAAACTCTGAATATTTTCCCCAAAAGTTTGAAGATAATTGATGTATTAACATATATGAATGTCTTGAAATATATCTTTTACTACCCACTACTGAAAGAAATGTTGCTGCACTTGCAGCAAATCCATCAACATATGTATAAACTGGGACTTTACATCTCAGTATTGTATCCATTGATGCTATTCCTGAAATAAGGGAACCGCCTCCCGAATTTATATGTAGATGAATAGGATATGGTTCTACATCCAAGTTATTTGCCATTGTAAAACTTCTTACTTGTAATTCACCAATCTTTTTATTTAGTTCTGCTGCACTTTCTCTATTCACTCCTGCATAATAATAAATCTTGTTCTCATGTACTGCTATATGTTTTTCTGTAATTTCTTTATTATTAACTGCTTTCTTAACGGGAGAGTTTTTCTCTCCCCAATACTTTTCTTCCATTATGTAATTACTCCTAATATTTCTATTAACATTGCCATTGCATTTATCTCTTTATCTACTACATGGGTATCGGATGATTCATATCGTGCAATAATCAAAATACATTCTGCTATATGACCCGTCCCATAAGTATCTACTTCATCGTATAACAATCTGAAAAAATCTGCAAAATCTGTAACTTTTGCATCTGCCAGTATTTGTCTTATTTCTGTAAATATTTCCTTTCGTGTTTTACTTTTAGTCTGTATTACTTTTAATAATTTTAATTTATAATCACTCAATATAATTTCTTGAGCATCTAATTTAAGTTCATTCTTTACAACTTGTCGTTGTGATGTATTTATAACTTTTCTAATATCTGGATATCCACCATTAATAATAGTTGCTATATCATCTACTTTAAAAATTACATTCTCATTTTTTAATATATTTGATAAATGAACTGCCACTTCTTTCTTTGATGGTGGAATAATCTGAAATGATTGACACCGAGATTGTATCGGGTCTATAATTCTCTCGACATAATTACAAGTTAGAATAAACCTACAATGTTTCGAGAATGTTTCCATCAGATTTCTTAATGCT